CAAGTGCAGAGATTGATGAAAGACTTTGATACTATGAAAACTGAAAAGGTTAGAAACGAGGAGTATCCGTCATTATGAGAATAGGTGTTATGTGTTCTGGTAACGGAACCAACTTTCAAAATATAGTTACAAATCCTGTATGTAATAAACATGAAGTGGTGTTGATGATACACAACACTAAACAATGCGGTGCTGTTAAGAGAGCAGCAAAATTTGGAATCCCTCATGTAAGAGTTCCTCATAAAGATGAAGATCAAATGATAAAACTTTTTGAAACATGGAGAGTTGATCTTATAGTTCTTGCAGGTTATATGAGAGTATTAAAGAATCCTTCTAAGTTTCCTTGTCCTATTATTAATATTCATCCTTCATTACTTCCTAAGTATAAGGGATTACATGCTATAGAACAAGCATTAGATAGTGGTGATAATGTCACTGGAGTTAGTGTCCATTATGTGAATGAGGAGTTAGATGGTGGAGAGATAATATGTCAGCAAGAAGTTCCTATTCTACCTGATGATGATTTAGATTCATTAACCAAAGCAATTCAAAGAATAGAATATGCTATCTTACCAGCAGCAATTGATTTTCTTGCCAGATATAAAATTGGATTATGTTAAGCACCAATTACCGATTAAAACTAACTGATATATGTTGTAGAATGATAACAACAGATAGTGTATCAGTTACATTGGAAGAGAGGATATGGATGAATAAGTTAATAGAACATAATGCACATGCTAGAGAGTTGGCAGAGAATATACTTGAGTGGCGTATGCTTATGGATGAATAAATACTTAAAATATATTTTATATTAAGATGACAAAAGGAACAGCAGGAAAATCCGTAAATGGTGCTTCAATGTCTAAGTATGATGTAGAAGTGGAAGGAAGATTGCAAGCTTTAGAGAAAGTTTCACATCCAGTACCTACAGGTGCAACTCAACAGAAGGTTGATGACAGACTAACAGCATTAGAAATAGCAGTTGCCGACATTAAATCATTATGTGAACAAAATAGTTCTTCATCTGGTGGTGGTGATGCAGAAGCAAAACTTGATAGATTAGTAGCAGTTCTTAAACAGACACCTTCTTTGGGATTGGACCAATACGATGGTTAGATAAGTTATACTAATAGGCATAAATTTTTGTTAAATGTATCAGGGAATACAGACACAATTTGCATAAATAATGATAGAATTAGGGATAACAAGATGATCTGAATCTCTTTGTTACTGTAGTTCATTCGAGGCAATTATGCACAACTTAATCTCATTTAATCAGCTTGCAGGATCAAAACATATGGAATATGAAGATTCACATAACGATTTAATCACCGAATACTACGAGTGCCTTATTGACTGTGAAGACGACCAACATGTTTGTAAACGTATATGTAAGGAGGTTTTAATTTAAAACAAGTACACGTTTAAAGTAAAAGGAACATGAACAAATTTCAACATCCACCTTAAGTAAATTGTATAGTAAACCCTAACCCTATTGACATTTTGTTGATAGGGTTTTATAATGGTTGAAATTATTGCTTCCAAATGTTATGACGAAACGAAATGAGAATGAAATTATAGCAGCACTTACACATATGACTGTTAGTGGATTGAAGGGAACAATAAATCATTATACTACCTATGATAGTAAAGGAACAACAAGTAAGAAGATTGTAATAGAATATAATGTAGAGAACAATAAGAGGGAAACAGCATAAATACTTAGTTAAGATATTCTAAGTAATCCTAATTAATGAAGGACAAGAAAGCAGCAAAAAAATTATTAAAAAGAGCAAAGAAGCACCCTGAATGGTATTCTAAAGAAGATATAAAGTATGCTAAAAGAGTCAGGAAACGTATTAAACATGAAGAACAACAGTCTGAAAGTAAATCAAAATAAGGATGGATCATTCACATTAGAATGGGATAAACAAGATCCTAACTGGAAATGGTTAAATGAGTTGACATCTAAAGAAATACAAGTTATTATCGAACAAGCAATCAAGTATGACCAGAATGACAGAAAAATCAGAGTATAACTACTCTCTAATACATCTTCAAGAATCATTGAGAGAAGTTATGGAAGGTGAATATACACCGCAAGAAATATATGAGGTTATAATTGACAATGTTAAAGATAACATGAGATATTATAAGGCATGTTATAATGATAGTGTAAAACTTCTTGCCTTGTTGAGAGGTAATACTAACAGTAGTATTAAAGTGCACGATAACTTTGAAGAGATAACACCAGGAATTAAGGTAGAGAATATTCATGGTATTAAAACTGAATATACAGCAAATGAATACTGGAATGGTGATGTTCCTGAACATGAATTTGAGAGATATTTACAGAAATATGGATATGAATATACACCAGAAGTTGATAAGACTAGATTTAAACTAGATTCACCATTATTACACGATACTGAAGAGGAAGATTAATGCCATTAACACAACAAGTTGAGTATTCTTTAAGAGAAGCACAAGAAGCACTACGCAATGCACTTGCATTTTCAGCAAGAAACGAGAAACCTTATGTTAGTAAACATATTGCCGATGTGCTAGCTAATATAGATAATATTATTGATGCTACTAGCATAATTGAAAAGTTAGAGAGTCGTGAAGAAGGGTTTGGAACATTCTTTAATACTGATGATGAAGATATATGATGGAAGTATAAAGACAGTATAAAGTTTATAGATAAAATATATAACTATGTTATAATATCAACACATACTTCTTAAAGCAATGATTAATTTAGACGAGAGATACCATTCTTACCTTAAAGGTGAGAAGAAATTAAGAATAGATGGTGTTGATGAACGTCTTTATGCTTATGGATGGCATTGTGATGGAAATGACATAAAAGGATACTATCTTACTACAGAAAACTATAAATTGTATTATAATATGAACGAACAATTTGTTAAAATGAAACCACTAAGAGAGGTAGCAAATGTCTGAAATTAAGCACGACTTAGAGCATGAAGTGTATCTTGATCCCAAAGATGGGAAAGAGCATGTTAATCATGGTATGCTGGAGTATAGTGAGGCAGATCTGAAAGATGTTCATGCTGACTATGACAAGTATCATGAAGGGGATGTGGTAGATAGTAATGATGGTAAGATCAATGATTACCATGAAAGGCATCAAGATCATGGGTTAGAAGTATATTGTGATAACCATCCTGACGCATTAGAGTGTAGAGTGTACGACGAGTAGGACAGTTTAATAGGTGTCACAAAGCCCCTTCACAGGGGTCTTTTTTTTGCTATAATATAAGAGTACAAAACAATCGGAGATTCACAATGTCTATCAGACAACAAGTGAAAGAGGTGATTGAAGGATGTACTGCTGGTCTACCTTTTCAGATCAAGTATTACACATTATTCAATCAATCAGTTAAAATTATTGATGACACATTATCAGAAGTTATCATTGCAGCATTAAACCAAACCTTCTGTGGAGGCACTGGTGGTGGTGGATGGGATACCGTAGATAATCGTGAAGGTAAGAATTCATCTCATGTTCAGTCTAAGTATTGTGCAGAATGTGGTAAGAAAGTTGTATTTTTTGCATCTGAATGTCCACACTGTCAAGGTAAACAATTCAAGGCAAATTTAAAGCAGAAAACTTGTAAGAAAACTAATCGTAGAGATGGTAGATGGGGAATCAATGCCAAATCACACTTTAAGCATTATGATGAGTTAAATGAGTATTGTTTAACATTAGTTGAACCACTCACAGATGATCCATCTTGTCGTGAGTTTAGAATTCGATATTGGGTTATTAATAAAGATTCTAAACACTTAAATGCTTATGCTCAAGCACAATTAGATAGTGATAAGTCTAATCACATTAACTTTCAACCATTAAAAGGTGACTTCTATTTAAGTGAACCAATTAAGAAGTTTGATGGCATCTTAACAGTTCATGCTGATAGAACAGAGTTTAATTATACTTATTTTGATCTTGATAATCAAACTCCTGAAGAGATACCAGCAAAGTTTAGTGGACTTAATTCACAGACTGTGTTAGAATCTAAGAACTTCAACAAAGAACGTGGAGAATGGGTAAGAAACTAAGATATAAGAACCAAGATTGCTTGGAGTTCTTATCATCTTTAGATGACAATACGGTGGATCTGATTTGTACAGACCCACCGTATTATCGTGTTGTTAATGATGAGTGGGATAATCAATGGTTTACTATAGATGAGTATTACAAATGGTGTGAACAATGGATTACTGAATTAGGTAGAGTTGCTAAGTGGAATTGTAGTTTTTGGTTATTTGGTTTCCCTCAACAACTATCTACATTATTACCAGTAATTCAAAAGGCAGGGTTTACATTCAGACAACAGATTGTTGTTAATAAAGGTATGCAAGCAGTAGCAGGTAGAACAAGTAATAAACTTAAAATGTATCCTACTGCCACAGAATCTATATTTTTCTTTCATTATGAGGCAAGAGATCATATTAGAGATTTGTTACAGTCGGAGCGTAAGAGATTAGGATGGAAGGGTAAAGACGTTAATGCACATCTAGGTAAAGCAATAACTGGTGGTGGTGTATTTGCTTGTGTAGCATCAGAGAAGAAACCAAGAGAACATAGAGTCTATCCTACTAGAGTAGATTGGATTAAACTTAAAAAAGTGATGGACTTACCAGAGTATGATGATATAGCATATACATTTAATATACAAACTGGATTAACTGACGTATGGGATGATATTAATTTCTATGATCGTAAGGTTAAGAAGTTTCATAGTACACAGAAACCTATTCCATTAGTTGAGAGAATCATTAAGACTTCAAGTAATAAGGGACAGAGTGTACTTGATATATTTGGAGGATCAGGAAGTACAGGTGTGGCATGTCAAATGCACAATAGAGAATTTATTGGATGTGAGATTGATAAAAACTATTATAATCAGTCTCATCAAAGGATCATTTCTACTGAGCCAGTTGAAGAAGTGTCACAAGATAGGTTTAATCCATTGCTGGATGCACTATAATAAGCACATGGGAAAACAAACGAGGTTCTAAACTACTAAGACATCAGGTAACTTAAATCCTGTAAATCTTAGACATGATGTTTAGGTAAAATACAAAAACAGTCCTCCGTTTTGTTTTCTCTCACCAATTACCCCCTTTTTTAAATGGCAACTCGCTCAAGAATCGGATTACAACTTGCTGATGGTGCTATTTTATCTGTGTATCATCACTGGGATGGATACCCACAGTGGTTAGGTGTTACTCTTAAGGCAAAGTTTAACACAAGAGAGAAGGTTGCTGAGTTAATTGATGGTGGAGACATTTCATGCTGTGATTCAGATACTGATTGGGACAGAAATGATGTTCCT